CGATACGTCGTAGAACTTGCAGAGCACTGGGTCGGGCTCTGGGTTGGCGCCGCGCTCGGCGACAGCACGGTCGAGTTCAGCTTGTGTCGGCACCGGGGCGGCGGCGAGCATGGCGGCCCAGCACAGTTTCGCGCGGAACGCCGCTTGCTGACAGCCGCTCATTGCTCGGTATTGCTCCAACACTTCCTCATCGGTGAAGCATTCGTCTGGCTCCGACTCAAAACCGTCGATCACCATGGTTTCGGTAGGCTCAACCGGAACCAGTTTCCATTGATTGAGATCGTGACCGGTGGCCAGGCTCGGCAGTTTGTTTTCTGTAGGCATGGGGAGTCCTTGCCGGGCCATGCCCGGGCGGTGGAGTGGGGAGTTACTTCTTCTCGAAGGTCTTGGTCAGCGCTGCGTTTACGCTGTTGCCTCGCTTCAGCACGACCCGAGCGAGTGCTGCCCGGTCTTTATGGCTATGGCTGGCCTGGCCGAGTAGGCCGAAGTAGCTGTTGGCCGTCTCGCGCAGATCCTCAGCCGGCGCCGCGGCGGTACGCTTCAGCGCCTGGGCAAGCGACCGCTTGCGAGTCAAGCGCCGCCAAGGTTTGATCACATGCCCAACGAAGTCGACGCCGCGGGCAACGGGCTGCAGGATCGTCTTGGTTGGGTTCAGCTTGGCGCCGAGCCTGGGCAGGAACTCTTCTACCTCGGCCAACCACTGATTGAGCTGCTGCGGCGACTCATGCAGGAACACGAAGTCGTCGACGTAGCGGATGTAGTGCTTGGCGCGCAGCGTGTGCTTAGCGAACTGGTCCAGGGCGTCGAGGTAGACGTTGGCGAAGAACTGCGACGACAGGTTGCCGATCGGCAGACCGAGTCGCGCCGGCTGCGCTACCAGGCGCTTGTGCTGCGGCACCCGGTTGAACAGGTGCGCTGGGCTGCGGGTCTCGTAATCCTCGCGAGGGTCGTGCATGAGGATCTGCGTGGCCAGTGCCAACCACCAGGGTTCGGTGATCCTGGCTTCCAGCTGCTTGCGCAGCACCGCCTTGTCGATGGCTACGAAGAAGTTGGCCAGGTCGCACTTCAGGTAGAAGATCGGCTTCGACCAGTTCTCGCTGGCGCTGCGGATCTTCGACTCAAGGCGCTTGGCTGCGTAAAGCGTGCCGCGCCCTGGAATGCATGCGCAACTGTCCGCTATGAAGCTGGCGTAGAAGCGCGGTGCCACATGGTTGTACAGCAGGTGGTGGACGATGCGGTCCCGAAAGGCCGCCGCCCATACCTCGCGGGCTTTCGGTCGGGTGACCACGAAACATATGGATCGGCCTGGGCGGTAATTGCCGCTGACCAGGTCGTCGTACAGCTCCAGCAAGTTGATCTCCATGTCCTTCTCGAACTGCCGCGCACTTGCGGAGTTCCGCTTGTTGCGCCGGCAGTCGTAGTAAGCCTGGACGAGATCCTCGAACTGGAAAGGGGCAACACTTAAATCTGCGGACAGGGCGCGCGAGCCGCTCGTTGTTCTTGTCGTTGTTGTTGAGCCAGCCATCTTCAAAGTCCATGTTGTAGGCGTTGTTGGCGGAGCGCTGCGACCTGTCGAGCTATCTACATCGCCAAACCGAAGGCAGCGCCGATCAGCTTGGAAACTGCGCCAGACCTACGCGGACGCTTTAGACCGGCGGTATCTGTTTTTGCGCGTGGCGGTGACCCATAGGTCAGCGGCTCGACCAGATTTGGCGCACAGGCAAGAGGGCCGTGACCCTCAAGCAGCGGGCGCGGTTGCGGATTTCTTCCAGGCGTTGGCCTGGCGGCCTATTGAGACCGTCATCATCATTGCTTTGGCGTGCTGCCCCTTGCTGATCAACCCTCGGTTGGTGAGGGCGCGCAGCAGGTAGTTGAGCATCCAAATGCTTTCGAGCAGGAGGTTGATGTGGGGCAGCTTGTCCCGGGTCATGTTGGCCCGGCCGATCAGTACCAGGACCTGTAGGCACTCGTCCCGGATTTTTGCCCCGACAACCTGTTTCAGGTCGCGCGGGATATTGCGCACCAGGTCAAGCGAAAGCCCGAGCAACTCCTCGGCCACCTTGTGGATTTCCAAATCCGTATGCAGCGCCATCCCTGGACTCCTGAAAAGCGAGGGCGCTGCCGCGCCCATGAATGAAGAATTGAATGATCAAATAAACTTTCTGCGGACAGGGCGCGCGAGCCGCTCGTAGTGCTTGACGTAGTAGTCGAGCCAGCCACCTACAAAGAACATGGTGTAGGCGCCGTAGGCGGAGCGCTGCGAGCTGGTCCAGTGGTACGCCTGGGCAAACACGTCCGGCACGGTGATTTCGAGGAAGGAAGCCTCGCGCCGAGCCATGAGGTAGAAGTCCTTGTGCCCATCACGCTCGAAGGCTGCACAGAACTGGGCGGCAGGGTGGTCGTGCTCCCGGTTGCTGTTGGCGAGGTAGGCGGTGTTCGCCTGGCCGTCCCATGGGGATTTGGCGCCGTCAAGTTCATCGCCGTAGCCACCCCACTCATGGGTCGCCTCTGCATCGCTGCCGGTCGGCACAATCAGGTAGTAGGGCCTATCGCCGCCAGGGAACAGGCCGCCGTTCACACCGCCCTCACCGGGCCAATATTCGCCGATGGCTGGGATGCCGCTTGCCGCAATAGCCGGCGCGGCGGTGATAGCCAGCGTTGCCAGCTTCAGCACTACAGCTTCATCCGGGCTGCTGATCATCAGATCGCCGCGGGTATAGGTGGTCAGTTGATTTGCTTGCATGGGATGCTCCTGTGAGCGAGATAAGGGTGCAGGTAGCCGGCGCTTCCCGACGAGCTTCTGGTCTGAGCGCCGTCCTGGCGCTCCCGGGAATCACCTGCGAAAAATCAATGAAGAAATTAATTACTGAATAGGGAGGCTGCGGACAGGGCGCGCGAGCCGCTCGTGGATCTTGTCGTTGTTGAGGAGCCAGCCACATTCAAAGACCATGGTGTAGGCGTCGTAGGCGGAGCGCTGCGTGCTCAGCCAGTGATAGCGATCATCGCGAAGCTCCACCAGGCCATCCGCCTTGGCCGCCATCAGCAACTGACCCTCAAGGCAGGACGGAATAAAGCCGCCCAGTTCCAGCGCTTTTACGGCGATCTCGCTGCCGGCCTCGGCCATGGCGCGGGTGTTCGCTTCGCCGTCGCTGTAGCTGCCGGCGCCTTCGATCTTTACGCCATACTCGCCCCAGGCCCCGCTAAGCTCGTCAGGCAGAAGGATCAGGGCGCGCTCTACGCCGTTGAGCCAGTAGCGGGTTACGAACACACCACCGGCCAGAGGTTGGCCGCGCTCAGGGAGTTCGGCGGCGAGTACTGTTTGCTGTGCTTGCTTGGTCATGGGTTTGCTCCGGGTTAAGCGCCGCCCTCCGGGGTCCGGATGCAGCGAGTAGGGTGGGTTATTCGTCGCCGTCGTCTTCGGCGTTCATTTGAAGCGATTCAGCGAAACCTGCTTGCCGTAATTTGCGCGCCACGTTTTGCGTTATGTCGATTTCGTGGCGCTTAATTTCGAATAGAGGGGAGGACTTCTCCGCACCCAACGAGTGGGCATATGCGATCAGTCGCCATATGGTCGCCCGGTCTTTTGTCTCGCCAAGTTCCGCGGTGAGCGCTGCCAGCCGGTCACGCATTCCCTGGCGGAAGTAGTGTCGGATGATGTCGGATGGCCCTTTGATTCTCGGCGGCGCTGGCGGCAGATCTTCTGCCTTGGCATTGCGCACCAGCAGTTGCACTGCCTCGCCCACTTCCTTGATCTCACGCCAGAGCATCAACTCGTCGAGCATCTGTCGGGTGCCGCAAGGCGTCGTATGCCGCAGCGCCTGTTCGCCAAGTTCCTGCCGCTTCTCGGCCAGCTTGGCTGTTCGTTCTTCCTGGGTCACAGCCATGGCCTACCTCTTCTATTCCGCTGGCCGGCAGTGCGAGCCAGGTTTGACGTTTGCGTTGCTGGATGCGGGCTATGCGGCGCAACGGCTGCCACCTGCTTTTGATTTCGGGTAGTCAATCTCGTATCGATCAACTATCCGGGACAGCGTGGTGTGGATTATGCGTAGCTTTTCGCACGCCTGGCGCCTGCTGAGCCCCTGTTCCTTGCAAGCCTTTATCTGCTCAACAAGAGCAGGATCATTTGTGTAGGTTGGCTCGGGGTGACCGCGCTTGAAACTAAAGCCGAACTCTTTGGACATGCTCAACAGCGTCCGCCTGGCGATTCCTGTAGCGATGATCACTTCCTTCTGGGTGTGAGTCTTTGCGAGCTGCATGACCAGCTCCACGCGCTTCATGCGCTTCTCTTCGCGAAGCTCGGCCGGGGTTGGATCTGCCAGCGGGATAGCCTCAGTCCGGCGCCGCACAAACGGCTTCGGCGCCGGCGGCTCCTGGGGCACATATACGACGGGCTTCGGTGGCGGTGGAGGCTTGGCCACGTCGATCTGCCCGCCAGCCGCCAGGAACTGCTCGACCGCGGCGGCCAGTTCGTTCGATGCTGGCCGAAGAGCCTCGACCATGCCTAGGTGGTTGCTGATCATGATCATGCTCCTAAACGATGGGCTTGCGCCCGAGCTTTGTCCGCTACCTCATCAACCATCCTGCCAAGCTCCAGGTTGAACTGGACCAGCTCTTGATGAAGCATCGCGATGTACTCCTCATCGCGCTCAATGGTCTCGATATACAGCCGGCAGTCTTCATCCTGGCGTGGATCGAATGACAGGAAATCCCACCACTCCCGGCCTGTGACGAACATACAGCCCTGAACCTGCGGCTTATGTTCCTCGGGCATGCCTTCGAGCCAGGTGCGGACGTGGACGGCCTCATTGAATGGGCATTTCGACTCAATACCCCCGTCCTCGCCAATCAATCCGTCCGGCGAACAGCCCAGCCAGTCGTATTTTGGATGAACTACGAAGCCCGACTTGATGACGCTGTTACCAGTCAGGATTTCGTAGAAGTCGTGGCTCGACTGCTCAACCTCGGTTCCCCAGGCCATCGACTTGCTGCTGACCGAATGTTTCGATCGGTTGGCCAGGCGCTCAAAAGCCAGCTCGCGCATGTAGGTGGTACGGGCTGCAAGCGGCTTGCGTTTGCCGTGTTTGTCACGGTCGCCCCATGCAATAACATCCTTGAATCGGCTGGCGGTGAGTCGCCCGCTGCGGTCCTGGTGCCACTGCTCGGTGCGCTGAAGGTCTACAGAGGCGTTCATTGAGCATCGTCCTGACTATCGACGCCGGCAGCAGTGTCGGCGCTATCGCTGACAGTTGTGAATTCGGCGTCGATGGTTTGTGCAATGGCCTTCAGATCGCCGTGGCGGGTCACGCCAATGGCGCCGCGCTGCTGTGGTTTCAGGGCTTTCCAAGCTTTTTCATAGCCTTCAATGCCCTGCTCTTGAGCGATTTTTTTCAGCTGTTCGAAAAGGTCGGAGGTCGCATCTGTTGTGTCGCCCTGTGGTACTGAGGCGGCACCTACGTCAGCAGGCTTTCCGCTGGTAGATCTCGGGGTAACGTCTGTTTCCGGAAGCGTATAGCCGTCGTCCAGTTCTTCGCGTGTGTACACGCCCAGGATCACGTCAGGGCAATACAGGCGAGCCCATTTTTTTAGGGCCAGGTAGGCGATCTGCTGCTTCGGATCGTCTGCCCACAGCGTCGAGTTCCGGGTTCGCGCCTGAGTCATCAAGGTGGTCAGTTCGCGCGGGGTATCCTCGCCCACGAACGTAGCCCAAACGCGGACGCCCAACCCTTTCTCGTCATTTATGTTCCAGTTTGGGACGCGATACTTTTTCGGCTGCCCGTGGTCATCCGTTTGTTTTTTGCTCTCGATCTCGCGGAAATTGCCAATAATTTTGTCCCAGTCGCCAAACCACTCGTAGTGGATTCGATCAACGGTCGGGGCTCGCGTGGTGATGACCGCATTGACCAGCTGGGCTTCGTAGCTCAGTTGGCCTCCGTTGACGATGAAGGTCTTCTGCGCCACTTGGAATGGGTTCATTCCCCACTGCATAGACTGCATGATCACTGCCATGCAGTCGGCGGTGTTGCCGTGAAAGTGCTTCGGCAGGGTGGTTTTCCCCCCCGCCATGATGCCCGCGAGCTCAGTCATCGACTGCATGCTGTCTCGGTTGAGGATCAGCCCTGTCGGGCTGGTGTCCATTGGCACGGTAGAAATCTGGGTTTGAGCGTTCATTGCTAACTCCATAGCCGACGACTTTGGCCGGCCTCCGGGGTGGTTTCAGGGTTCTTTAGAACGACAGGGCGCGCAACCAGGCAGAGGCCTCGTCATTGGTGACGCAGAAGGCCATGGCTACGACCTCGACCACTTCGCTGGCGCTTGGAATGTT